ATGTGCGGACGTTTTGCCCAATCACAGACACGCGAAGAATACTTGGCTTATCTTTCAGAAGAAGCCGAGCGCGACATCGCATACGACCCTGAGCCGATTGGGCGTTACAACGTGGCGCCGGGGACTAAAGTTCTACTCCTGAGCGAACGAGACGAACAGCTACACCTCGATCCGGTTCACTGGGGTTACGCACCCGGGTGGTGGGATAAACCACCCTTGATTAATGCCAGGGTTGAGACCGCAGCCAACAGCAGAATGTTTAAACCTCTGTGGCAGCACGGTCGTGCGATATGCTTTGCCGATGGCTGGTTTGAATGGAAGCGCGTAGGAGACAAGAAGCAGCCTTACTTTATTCATCGCGCCGACGGCCAGCCAATCTTCATGGCGGCGATCGGCAGCGTGCCTTTTGAGCGCGGCGACGAAGCCGAAGGGTTTTTGATAGTGACCGCGGCAGCAGATCAAGGGCTCGTAGATATTCACGACCGCCGGCCGCTGGTCATGACGCCGGAAGCAGCTCGCGAATGGATGCGGCAGGATATAGGGGGAAAGGAAGCCTCTGATATCGCCGCCGATGGCTCAGTGTCAGCAGATCATTTTATATGGCATCCTGTTTCCCGTGAAGTGGGCAATGTGAGAAACCAATCTAGCGAACTGATAAATAGCATCTCTATTTGATGCTTATTAAGAAGGCGACAGATATAAGAAATGCCACATAAAATAGTGCTTGCAACACTAAACATAAACTTTGATAAACTACGCATGTCACAGCACTTCGATTACCATGAAGCTTGTCTTTGCCTATCTTATCAAATGTCTTTTTTATTTTTTTTCTCAAGAAACCAGTAGGATATAAGTTCATGTAATCATTATAGAATTCATTGACATCTACATTTTTATCACTAACATAATTTATTTCACTCCCTATTTCATCTCGTTCCTTACAGTGCTCATGGTATTTCTTTAACTCTTCTGCAGAAATCTGAGCCATACGAATGCTAACTGCAACTGACGAATGCACCACTATAGAAAAGTATTTTGCTAAAAAACCAAAAATCGCAGACGCGCACAAAAATAAAACAATATATTTAAATCCGCCTATGCCAGTGTATGGAGTTACCTTATCAATATTCGCAATAATCAATGCAGCCGTACCGCCAACACCAGCCAATAACCACATACTAAACTTATCTAAAATAGATGTTATCTCGTTTGTGGCCAAACTAGCTCCATTTATCATGCCACTATGAAAGTTATTGTGTACTACCTCATCCCATTCCTCAATGGCTTTTTTTAGTTTTTCTTCTTGCATTTATTCCTCTGGATTGAAATTTAATTTATAGGCATAAACTCTTATCGTACTGAAAGAATATCTGAAAATCGAGTTGTATACCTCGGCGAAAGCATTTCCCGTTTCATCTGCCAGACAGTCTGGATCCCCTGCCCTGCAAAATACAGAGTTCCTCTTCCGCCTTTCGCATTGAGATGGTCGAGAACTTCCATCAGTTTCTCGCTATTCTTCCGTGGTGCGTTGTCGTCGAAGAGGTTGAGCTGGGCCACGCCCTGACTGTAGAAATCCCCCAGCATCACGCCTGCTTTCTGATAGCGATGTCCGTCTCGCCATATTGCATCGAGGCATTTCGTCGCCGCGGTGATAATGTCCCGGCTGTCCTGGGTTGGCGTTAGCAGCTTTACCGATGCACTGTTCCCATAGTACGGCTCGTTCAGCGCAAAGGGGCTGGTTTTGACAAATGCCGAGATAAATCTGCAATACTGGTGCTCACCACGGAGTTTCTCCGCTGCACGTGAGGCGTAGCTGCATATTGCCTGCCTCATCTCATGGTATTCCGTGATACGACCGCCGAACGAACGGCTGCAAACGATTTCCTGCTTTACCGGTGCGAACTCCTCCAGCCCGAGGCATGGTTCGCCACGCAGTTCCCGCACGGTTCGCTCCAACACAACGTTGAAGTGTTTCCGGATAAAACGGATATCGGTATCAGCCAGTTGAAGCACTGTTTTAATGCCCATAGCCTCCAGTTTTTTACTGATGCGGCGCCCGACTCCCCAGACCTCATCCACCGGAAGCAAAGCCATCAACTTCCTCTGCCTTTCCAGATTAGACAGATCCACAACTCCTCCGGTCTGTCGCTGCCACTGTTTCGCAGCATGATTGGCCAGCTTCGCCAGGGTTTTAGTCTGGGCTATGCCGACGCCGACCGTGAGGTGCGTCCTGCGCAGAACCGTCTCGCGAATTTCCCTGCCAAAATCGGTAAGGTCGCGACAGTTACGAACACCAGTCAGATCGCAAAATGCCTCATCAATACTGTAAATTTCGCAGCGTGGAGAGAGTTCCTCCAGCGTTGTCATCACTCGGTTGGACATATCAGCATAAAGCTCATAGTTGCTGCTAAACGCGATAATACCGTGCCGGCGAAACATGTCCTTTTGCTTGAAATAAGGCTCCCCCATTTTGACGAAGGGCTTCGCCTCAGCAGAACGAGCAATAACACAGCCATCATTGTTTGACAGAACGACCACCGGCCGCCCCTTCAGGTCAGGACGGAAAACAGTTTCGCAGGATGCGTAAAATGAGTTCACATCGCAAAGTGCAAACATTTCAGCCAGCCGATTTGATGATGTAAGTTACGACCCCGAACACATCGAGAGTATCCACGCTACCAACGACTATCGGCGAATATGCAGGGTTCATTGGGTTAAGCTGAACCCGCGGATGCAGCTGCAGCTTCTTAACGGTAAATTCCCCATCCACAGCAGCAATAACGATATCGCCATGAACTGCTGTCCTTGAGCTATCCACAACCAGAAGATCCCCTTCCCCTATGCCGGCGTCTTTCATGCTGTCGCCGGCGGCTTTGACAAAATACGTCGCACTGGGGTGATTGATTAGTAACTCATTCAGGTCTATGCGTTGCTCAACGTAATCCTGTGCAGGGCTTGGAAAACCACATTGCACAAGGTCACTGTACAACGGGATCAGCATGATCTCACGTAACTCAACGGGCGTGTAAAACTGCATAATTGACTCGCTCAGATTAACACTGTTTTTATATACAGTAGTTTTAACAGGGCGACAGATCAATATAGGTTCTGGCTATCAATTTTTGTCATTGCCGTAACACATTGATGTAACGAGTAAGGTTAGTCTGAAAGTGTTTTCAGGCCTTAGCTGTTTGATGGTTTTGCGAACAATGCGAGGTTAAAATTTTTCAGCTATGGCAATGCCTTAATAGCAAATTGCTCACCTGCGATCTCTTGCATACGGTTCGCAGGTGAGCAAACTTAACCGGCTGGGAAATATTTATAAATCGTCTTTACTCCCACTCCTATCACATCGGCTACCAAACCAATGATTTAACTGCTCAGACCAGAAATATCTGGAAGCTTTAGGCATCTTCTTGGAAGATAGACGAGCGCAAAGACGCACACAGCAATGATGTTATGTAGTATTTTCCCCTTGAGTGTGCCTGCTCAAGGGGATTTTTTATCGCCGTATTGTACTGGCAAATATTTGTAAATCGTCTTCACTCCCACGCCTGTCACATCGGCCACACGCTACTGGACAGGCGCTTAGTCCGGTATGTTTCTCGCGCTACTACTGCTTACGTTAACGTCTGGTAATGATCTAGCGGCGCGACGTAAAGCGGCGTTGAAAGCAATTATAGTGACCGGCCGGCGATGGTACTTCACACGGTTAGAATGACTCTGAAATAAATAAACATCTTCTGGATAGCGTTCTCTTCTACGAGCAATCATCGCCTCCACTGGAGGGGTTGATTTAACACGTAGCTCCTTCAGGTGACCCTGTTTTCGTATCAGTATCAGGTCACCATCAATATCATCATATCGAATACTCAGCAGCCTTCCAGCGCTTAAACCCGTGTGAAAAATTAACGCCCACAAGTCAGCCCATGTATCTGAGATGGAAACAAGATTGCTGTTAATAGTTAAAAATTGCTCAAAACTTATTGCTTTCTTACCGTTCACGAACAAACCAAACTGTTTTCAAGGCTGAATGAATTGATTAAGCCAAACGTAACATATCAGGAAAAGTAGTGAAATCTTTGTCTTCAAGTCGCCGGGAGGTACTTGTAGATTGCTTTCACGTCCACGCCTGTCACATCAGCCACCTGCTGCCGGGTAGCGCCGTTCTCCAGCATTCTGCGGCACTGCTCCACCACTTCTTCAGTCATTACCCGGCGGCGACCGCCAACTCTCCCCTGTTCCCTCGCAACTGCTAACCCGGCTCGGGTACGCTCGACGATCAGCTCGCGCTCCATCTCAGCCAGGGCGCTCATGACGTGGAAGAAAAAGCGGCCTGCTGGCGTACTGGTATCAATGCTATCGGTCAGACTACGAAAGTGAATACCTCTATCCTGCAGCTCTGAGACCAGAGTGATGAGGTCACGAACACTACGCCCCAAGCGATCCAGCTTCCAGACCACAAGAGAATCACCTGGTTTTAAGCGACGAATAGCACGCCTCAGCCCTGGTCGTCTCGCGTTTTTCCCGCTCGCTGTATCTTCGAAAATCTGCTCACATTCTGCGCGAACCAGCGCGGTTTTCTGCAAATCGAGGTTTTGATCGCCGGTAGACACCCGCGCGTAGCCAATCAGCATTATGCAACCCTTTGAAAAAGCTGATTGTAAATTGCCGACATTATTCGCGTAAACCTGGGTTCAGGCGAAGGGACCTCACTGGTCGCAAAGTTAGGTAATAAACCTCTTGTCGCGATCAGTTATTACAAAAATCAGGGGCTGTCCGACCAGGATGCTGTACAGGCTGCTTTCGATGAATCCAGCAACATCACTTTTGATGCCAATGTCACTCTAAGCAGCGCGATAGAATTTGATCGCTCCGAGCCGTGCACTGTTATTTTTTCCCCGGGAATTACTGTCACGAATACCAATTTTCTGCCGAGACTAACAACGCACCCGAACCACAAAATATCAGGCACTACGTTCAGAACAAAACAATATAGCGCTGTGAATATCGATGGAACGTCGGTAAAGCACCAGACTATGGCTGTTGAAATGGCTGTCCATGACACGCTGTCCAGCGGGCCGAATTATGAGCCGTTCGTCGCTCTGATGGCTGCGATAGAATCGTTTAACTGTGAACGGCAGAAATTGTGGGGCATGAATATCCTGACAAATGCTCACAATCTGAAGGCTGGGGACGAGGTTTACGGAATTGAAGTCGACACGAATGTAGATGGTGTGCTGGATGGGGCCGGAAACTATTGCGGGGTTTACATTGCGGGCGCTGGTGATTTATCCGGGTCGTCTGGGTCTGACGGCGTTCGTGTTCAGCGATTGCGAGATGGCGTAGCCAAGTGGCAGTACGGCCAGCGCATTTTTGATTCCGTGACCGGGCTGGGAATATATGACGCAAGCAACTACTCAATATTCGCATCGGGTAACGCCCCTATTGCCCGGCGGCGCGATACGCAATCTGGTGTATGGTCGTTTATCCACTCGGTTTCTGCATCAGTTATACCCTGGGGAGTGGATGATTATGGCGATACGTATTCCCGGCGGCTGTATTTGGGTACGGGCAACGGAAAAGCAAAAAACAGGGTAAACCTCGACGGTGGTGTGAAATTCCATACCACATCCTCAGCTGTCGCGTGGGGGCCAATAAGTGCCGGCGGGTATTCTGAAAAAGATGTGACGACACTGTTTGGTATTTCTATTGCTGACTGGACGAACTACACACTGGACGTGACGCCAGTCGGATACGCCGGGTCAATGCCTGTTGTGGCTGTTCAGGTTTATATCAACAGCGCGAAAACGCAGGCGTACGTTCGAATCATCAACATCAGCGGCGTGGCTTTGTCCGAGTGTAATGTAGGACTAAATGCCAAACTATGCGGCCACTCATCAACAAACTAATACAACAGGAAAATAATTATGGCGGGAGAAATGAATCAACTGACAGAAAAAGAACAGATTGTATTGTCCTTAATGAATTTACTGGGGATGGATATGAATCTGACAGCGCAGGCAATGGAGTTTATTGGCGACAGCGTTCTCAATTATCAGCTTCTCATCAGATATTTTAGTGCCAGTGGTTTAACTGATGACGCGTCTAAATTGACTGAGGCAATAGATAAAGCCACCGCCGCAAAGGTATTGTTTTAATAACCCCGCCAGTAATGGCGGGATAGTGTTAAACAAAACGCACCGAATGAGGTGCGCCGTTAGCATGCAGTTCAGCAACAGAAATGGCCTGCTCCATAATGCCGTTTCTGTCCTCGGCCTCAATCTCAACCAGGACGTTATCTGGCTCAGATTCCGAAACCAGAAACTCCAGGGGAGTAAGCTCTCTGGAGGGGCGGTAAAAGAAATAGTTCGAACCATCCTTAAACTGCTGAGGTTCTGCGGCACTTTCATTGCTGCTGGCAGAGCAGCTCATATACATTTTCATCACGATTCCTCGATAGAGTACGCCGCAGGAGCGGAGCCGTTAGAAATCCACCACACGGGGAGCTTCAGGTAAATGGTGCCAACGTAACCGGTCACGGTCATTGTCGGAACAAAGTGGGTGGCTACAGTGCTGTCGAAAGCCAGGTCGCGTGAAGTCTGTACCCCGACATACTTATCCGTTGTCAGTGGGGTTCCTGTGGCGCCCAGCAGAGACGACACGTTGTAGGGGTCGCTCGCCAGCGAACCATTCAGCGTGTACGTTTTGGTCACGATAAACGTAGTGGAGTCAGCCTTCGATACCGGGTTGTTATAGGCCCGGAGCCGCATACCGAACGTTACAGCGCCTGCAGTAACGGCCGCCATCTTGATTGAGATACCGGCATTAACAACAGTGTGCTGCGGAGCTTTAACCATCAGGCGTTTATCGCTTAACTCCACCAGGTCAGTTGTGGCCGTAGTGGTGATTTTTACGCAACGCAATCCATCATCATCCACCGGACCGTATTCGACCTTAAAACCAGTAGCGTTGTTATTGGTATCGAACGAAATATTTGTCGCTGTGTCCTTGCTGTCTTTAATGCTGGCGCCTTCAGTTCCGGAAAATTTATACGCATTGCCCTTGAGGCCATACGCATAGTTTAACAGCTCATCTTCATAGGCAGTGCCAGGGCAACTGTAGCGCCCGGGATTGTATTTAATGGTGTCGTCGGTGTATCCCATCAGTGCAATCTGGGGTTCTGATGGCGGGCTGGGCCACTCTATCTGAGTGCCGATAAACTCAATTTTATTGTTATCTGTCGGTGCCAGAATGATTTTACGACGCGGAGCCCACTCAGTCTGGCTGCCTTTAGCGCCGACAATTTTACCGCCACTAAAAGTGATTTTATTTTTTCGAAAGCTCCAGGTATCGGTAATCGGATACTGACGAATAAGAAAATCGCCAAAACCTTCTATCCAGCAATTTTCATAGATGAAATCATTTCCCCGACCTGACGAGCGTAACTCCAGGAAATTCTGACGAGCGTAATCAAATGAGCACCCAACGTACGTTCTGCTCAGTCCTACCTGGTTGATATAAAAATGAGAACGGTAACAGTTCCCGAAGGTCCCACCCTCGAATCGCAGGTTCTCCCCGGCATTAGATTTATCCGCGTCAGGTTCGTAGAAGGTATAAACGCATGACGTTATTTTCAGATTCCTGAAAATGTTGATATAGGTATCAAAGCCATGCAACCGCAGACCGCCGTGAAAACGCTCAATTGCCACGTTCTCGATAATAGTGTCGCGGCAGTCGAGCAGCGTTTTAGAGGAATAGGTATTACCAAATTCAATACCTGCAGCTGAACTTACAGCTGATGGGTTTGACTGGGTAAGTGCGTACCACTCATCATAAGTAGCCGGGTTTGGCCCGATTATTTCTACCAGATAGCCATTTCCTTTAATGACCTCTGCGCCCTGCCTGTCGACAAAATCAACCATGCTGGAAGCCAGTCCAGGAATTTCATTGCATATCCTGAAGGCTGGCTTAGTCAGTCCATTGAATTTATATCTGACCTGTCCAACATGCCATAGGCTCATAAAAGACGGAATAACAAACGTTTCGTCCGTGTCGAGAATTAACTGCGTTAAATCATTATTACCCAGCGGGCTGATTGTTATCATTTTTTTGCATGCATCAATACTGCCAGCAGCAATAGCTTTTGCCACTTCAGTATCAACGATTTTCTTTATGCATGCTCCGGCATTGCTTCCGTCAAGCAGCGCCCCCGCCAGCCTGAAATCAATCCCCGCAGAAATATCGAACTGATAGACCTGACCATCAGCCGTAATAAACGTTGAATAATCGTCGTCCGCTGCCGTCATCCCCGGTTTATGTGTCGCAATAGCATTCAGTACCGGGCCGCCAGTTACAGCTTGTTTCATCAGAACTGACTGACCGTTATAGCTGGTTTTAACGTTACGCAGTCCAGAGCGAGGCGATACGCTACCCAGCAGAGAAAGCCCTTCGCCTGAACCCAGGTTTGAGCGAAGAGCCGCGTCACCGATGTTCGACCATTTCCCTGTGGGGTTTGCAGCCGACCATAGACCGCCATCGTTCTCAGGAGAATCCCCGGCAATGACGTGCTCAAGCTCACCAAGGTATTTGTACCAGGAGCCATTGTAGTAGACGATCTGCTGGCGATTATCTACAGCCAGACCAACAGCCCAGTTGCCAAGCTCCTGCCAGCCGATAGCTGCAACTGCCTGCTCGCCACGACCAGTGATATAGTCGATAAAGCGGCTGAAGATCATCTCCATGCCGTGCCAGGTATTGCGCAGTACACCAAAGCGATCAGGTAATGATTCCGATTCCCGGCCATTGACTAACTTATCGAGGTTAGTTGCATTCTTAAGCAATACCTCTGGTGATGACGAGCCAAGTTTTTCGATGTTGGCCATACATTGTGCTCCAAAAATGAAAAAACCCGCCGAAGCGGGTGAATTGATTTTTTTGAAATTGCTAAGCTACGTCGCCGGGGTATGTGGCGTCATCGTACTGGTAGAACGATTCGAGGTATTCTTTTGCGGTGATCTGACAGGTGCCGTCAGACTGCGGCGCGATCTCCTCTACAATGGCGTCGTAGACGTGGCGCGTTGAGCCGCAGAACACCAGGCGGATCGGCTCGATGGTTGCCGACGACAGGTCAACCCGCATGGGATCATCAAACTCGCTCAGGTGCGGGACTGACAGCTGAAAATCGCCCACCCTGCTCGCCACCATCAGCCCGGATGCAGAGCCATCCTGATAGCGGATCAGCGCGCGGGGGTTTTCGAAAGACCAGTCCAGCGGCTCCGTGACGGTGAACGTTGTTACGCCACCAGCCGTTGTCATCGCCTCCACCAGACAGGAAATCGTGTTGTTACCCGGAATATCATCCGTGAGCACAATGCGATCGCCCGTGTTGTAGCACAGCGCGTCCAGCTCGGTAGTGGTCTGGAACGTCACCCGCTGCTGAAGGTATTTCATCAGGCGACGCATGCCGATCTGGTAGGCGTGATCCTGATTCAGTACCCCATCGAGTTTGTAATTCTCGATTTTCACCGGCGTGGGATTATCAGGCGCTCGGCATTTAACGGTCTCCTCCGCCCAGGTAGTCCCGTTGATGTATGTCACGTCGACGCTATCAAAATCATCGTCGGACGGTACGGTAAATCCGCTCTGCAGCTCCTCCACCATCTCATGCGGAGTGATCACGCCAGTCCAGGGCTTAATCCCCTCACGGTTGACCGTCGCCAGGCCATCACTCAGCAGAAAACGTGACTTCCCGGCATTGGCTATCTTCTGCAGCATTTCCAGCGCTGAGATACTGTCGCCGGTAGCAAAGTCGAAATACTCGCCGCGTGGTGTCCAGTATGCAGACTCCAGCGCGTTGATGGTGTCGACATCCATCTCCAATCCCAGCGAGTTCCCGACATGCAGCAGCGCCCCAGAAATGGTTCTGGCCGTTCCTGAGTCGTAGGCCCGCGTGGCCACAACGTTTACGCGGCGGTCCGACTGCGCCGCTAGCTTCCCGCCCGTCTCAACGGTCACCGCCATCAGCGACACGCCGGGATAGGATGAAGGGCGCGTCAGCAGTCGCCCGCGCAGTGCCTGCCAGTACATACTGTCTCGCGCGTTGTTTGAGCCCTGCTCATTGCGCCGACGGCAGCGAACCTCTACCAGCCCCGGAGAGCTGAGGGTGATCCGCTCAGTGAAACCTAACCCGTTGACGTTTTTCAGCGCATACTCGCCCTGGTGACTCACCCACCCCGATCCGGAACCGTAGACGCGATACTGTATCTCCCACTCCACGTGGCGGATCCGTTTTTTGCCCTTACTGTCAAAGCCACAGATGCCGTTCGGGAAGGAGAAATTCACCTCGAATGCATCCACCACTTCATTCTCAGGACAAACCAGGAACGGCCCCAGCCAGCTCAGCATGTCGTTAAGAGCTTTGTTGAATAAATCGAACTTTTGCTGAGTTGAAGGATCAGATCACGCATCTTCCCGACAACGCAGACCGTTCCGTGGCAAAGCAAAAGTTCAAAATCACCAACTGGTCCACCTACAACAAAGCTCTCATCAACCGTGGCTCCCTCACTTTCTGGCTGGATGATGGGGCGATTCAGGCCTGGTATGAGTCAGCAACACCTTCTTCACGAGGCAGACCTCAGCGCTATTCTGACCTTGCCATCACGACTGTGCTGGTCATTAAACGCGTATTCAGGCTGACCCTGCGCGCTGCGCAGGGCTTTATTGATTCCATTTTTACACTGATGAATGTTCCGTTGCGCTGCCCGGATTACAGCTGTGTCAGCAGGCGGGCAAAGTCGGTTAATATCAGTTTCAAAACGTTCACCCGGGGTGAAATCGCGCATCTGGTGATTGATTCCACCGGGCTGAAGGTCTTTGGTGAAGGCGAATGGAAAGTCAAAAAGCATGGCCAGGAACGCCGCCGTATCTGGCGTAAGCTGCATCTCGCCGTTGACAGTAAAACACATGAAATCATCTGCGCTGACCTGTCGCTGAACAATGTGACCGACTCAGAAGCCTTCCCGGGTCTTATCCGGCAGACTCACAGAAAAATCAGGGCAGCATCGGCAGACGGCGCTTACGACACCCGGCTCTGTCACGATGAACTGCGGCGTAAGAAAATCAGCGCGCTTATCCCTCCCCGAAAAGGTGCGGGTTACTGGCCCGGTGAATATGCAGACCGTAACCGTGCAGTGGCTAATCAGCGAATGACCGGGAGTAATGCGCGGTGGAAATGGACAACAGATTACAACCGTCGCTCGATAGCGGAAACGGCGATGTACCGGGTAAAACAGCTGTTCGGGGGTTCACTGACGCTGCGTGACTACGATGGTCAGGTTGCGGAGGCTATGGCCCTGGTACGAGCGCTGAACAAAATGACGAAAGCAGGTATGCCTGAAAGCGTGCGTATTGCCTGAAAACACAACCCGCTACGGGGGAGACTTACCCGAAATCTGATTTATTCAACAAAGCCATCATACAACTGCCCCTTATACAGGAGCTTTAACATTATCACAGGCACTCGATGAATGCCTGCTGTAATGCCTTAGCTGACTTTCTCAGCGGCAGTATCAAACAGCGCCAGCGCTTCGGTCGCTTCCTGGATTGCCTTACGGGTCTTCGAGACAATCTCACTTTCCGTGAAAACACGATCGAAAGAGTCAGCGAATAGCTCAGACTTCAGATAGCTGTCGCCTACCCAGTCAATGGCCAGCTTGGCCGCTGCGGTGTCATAATTAACTTTCTTGATTATATCCAGGCGGATTTGCTCGGATGCAGTGATCTCTGACATGTCTTACCTCTGTGCGATGTGGGGAGTATTATCGAAGCCATTCGACAAAATAGCCTCTGTGATGCTTTTGCATTTATCTTTGCCGTGTGTACAAGCTGAACGGTTTCCTTACGGATGCCTGTTACGCACAATAAAAAAGGTCGCATAAAAAATGCGACCTTTGGTTGGTACCAGTTTGAAAACTAAAATCTCTCAGGAGCCACCCGGGAGAGGCTTTTCTGCTTTTTAACTGACCACTGCCGTTTTGGTGTTGGCTGGCAGTGATAACGTGGTGATAGCTTCATTTAAGTTATCGAAAGCATTTAAATATCGAAAGAGCTCATTGAACCAATCATTTTCAACTTGCCGGAACATTCAACCAGAGCACCAGGCATCTCTGCTGGTCTTTTGATGGCAATTCTCAGCTCTCCCGAACGAGGCCGGTAACTAACAATTTATTCGACAGTTCCTTCGGCATTAACCCAAAGATCTAGATGCTTGATGTAGCGTTGGATGGGCACATAAATAACCACCCCATCTACAAGGTTAACGGACTTGATAACATATCCCTGCGGAGCTAAATAATCCCCATCACAATGAGGGTGAATAGAGTGCTCGTCACCGTATCGATAACCATGCGGAAGTAGAGGGAGTGAATTTCTTGTCATGGGCAGCTTCTTAGATAGAAGGAATTGAAAATCCATAGTGCCTTAATGCACCTGACTTAGATACCAACTTTTCATTTTTCAGCGCTCTGTTGTCTCGTATTCTGATTTTTTGTTCATGTGGCCATGTAAATTTCAATACCTAAAGTGTTCTGCGTTTGTAGCTGAATTACCTGGAACCCTTCTCTGTGAGCTGCGAGCAATTCGCCTGCACTGCTTTGTTGTGCGCCTGGATGTCACGCTTGGTCTGCTTATCCAACACATCGATATCGTGGTCAGTCAGGTAGATGATCCGCACCCAGCTGCAGGCCGTGTCAACGACTACCGGGGCGGGTAAACTTTTCGCGCAACTCCCGATCAACATCGTCATCGCCCATACGCTTAACGTCTTCCTGTACATCGCTGGCCCCTTTCGTGACTTCAGCACGGCGTTCTGCCGCGGCGACAGTAGCAGCGGCGTTCTCTTCGGTACGTTGCTGATCAGCTTTGGCTTTCGCCTTACTGGCCCCGCGAGCATGACCAATGCCGAACGCGCCAGCAATAGCACCCAGGATGACGACCACCAGTCCCGCGATAATTTCAAAGCTCATTGCTGCTCCTTCAGTTCGTCGGCCTTTTCTTTCAATGCTGGCTGGCGTACGTATTGCGATAGTACGGCCAGCACCACCAGCGCAGGGCTAATCAACGCAACGATGTTTGGCGGCAGGATGTTTTTGATATCCGGCGGCAGCACCGCCCAGGCGTGCAGCGCAGCATCCGGGAACGACTGCGCCCATACACCAACCAGCGCGCCGATAGCTCCCAGCTTTACAGACCACGTTTTCAGCAGCAAGCTGGCATGCCCTACGAACTCCAGCCGGGTATATTTGCGCAGAAGTAACAGAACGAGCACAGCCACCAGCACAAGCAAAGCGAAAATGATCATCTTCACAGGACACGCTCCTTAACCCAGCCGTAGAGAAAATCCTCGTTGGCTTCGCGGCCCTCCGCCAGTTCGAGGTATCTGGCACCCTGGCTGCAGTTCAGCGCACGCAACAGAACCTGTTCACCCTCTTTCCCGCGGGCGGAAAGGTATCCCTTAAGCGCGGTGATGGTTCGGGGACCAATGGCGCCATCCGGAATCAGATCGGGATACAGCTTTCCGCGCATATTCATTGCGGTCAGCCAGCGCTGGAAAAACTTACTGGCTACAGATGGCCCCATGTTCACGCCAGTGTCGCAAAGCTCATCTGCCAGTAACGTAGATAGAGCTGCCACCTGGTCAAACCGGGGGCCGGTCCAGTAATCGCTCAGCAGGATTTGCTTTGCTGTTTCCCTGGGCAGGTTCCGCATATCACCGGTGTAGCCATGTGCACGGGCGGTGGTCTGCGTGATGCCCCAGCGGGTCGGCCCGCCTTTATCCGACGGATGATCGACATAACCATCCTCCTTGCCGAGGATCCCCTCGATAATCTGGTCTGCTGTCATTGTGCTTTCACTCCGGTGATTCGTTCCCAGAAATACGTGAGCGCTACGGAGCCCATCGCGCCGCTTATCCCCGCGGTTGCCAGAATCATGTAAATGCTCAGTCCGCTTTCAATGCTCACCAGGCCAGCAATAACGCCGGTAAACCCTGAAACCACCATTTGGGCAAGAGCATTGATCAAGCTCCATGTTGCCTTGCTCTGCTTCACATCTATCAGGTAGCGGACAAGTCCACCCCAGCAAGCAATGATCAGCAGAACCAGCCAGGACATCCCGGCAATGCTCTCTTTGTCTTGCATACGCTTAGCCATAGTTACCGCCTCCGATGGAAGATCGGGAAGCTGTGTGTTTGAAAAGGGTCAGGCCCGTCAGGCTGGATTTAACAACGAAGCGTGTCGATGATGATTCCTGCGGGACCTGATAATAAAAAAGCCATGCAAATGCATGGCCTTGTGATTTGAATCCGTTATTTACAAAATGTATTCGAGACAGTATCTTTCGACTTCCGGACAAAAAAACATATACCGGGACAAAATCTAAATGTAACTGCCTTGCCTGCATGAAACCATGCGGGTTTTTTTTGCCCAAAGAAAAAGCCCACCGAAGTGGGCCTTACAGCTATCATCATTTCTTATTAGGTGTGGTGCCGGGTGCCTCCCGGTAAGTCGCCGCCAGTCCACAGACGACTCGCAATGCGCAAAAAAAACATATCAGACTGGCAATGCCCCTCCGCATAGGGGGATTCACCACACCAGAAATTTAACATTCAGTCTTTCTGGTTTCAATACTCTGCTTGTCTGAGGTATCGGCTCACCATAACCGCCCAGCCTGATGTTATCAGCGTGTAGCGGCTTGTTTTTCTCTTTGATAAAATTGATTCGCAAATGATTAAAACATCAACTGGTGAAAATATGAGTAAGTACTCAGACCTTTTACAGGTAATCAAGTCCCGGGTTTGTCAAAATAACAACTTCCCCCAAACATTACTGGCAGACTCACACAGTTACAGAGCCAGGCAGGTTTGGTACCGAATAGGACAAATATTCACTCTTGAATGTATTCTCGATGAGTACAGGAAACATTTTTCATCGGATTATTATTATCTTGATAACGATAAGGCTCTTCATCACCTTATCTTCGAAATGACCAAGTGGAAACCTGAAGAGATTAGAAGACTCTCGCTAAACGACTGTCTCTTTATCATTGCCAGTCAACTAAAGCCCAGTTATATGTCAGAAGATGCTGCCGCTGTCCTGGCGTCACTCAATCTGCCGACTGGCCACTATCCTGTTGAGGATTTTCCACAAGAGGACTGGGATCCCAGGGAAAACTCAGTATTCCTTCAAAGCTACCAGTAGCGACTCGCCCAATCTCCGCAGAGATCTGACTCAGCCGCTCCTCAAGAGCGGCTTATTCTGCTATCAGACGGTTGAAGTGGGCAAGATAGATTTTCTGTTGCCCAAGCCAGTCTTCAAGCTGTTGAGTGGTCATGCCCGGATTAAAAAAATATGGCTGCTGCATCGCTTCCCCCAGAAAAGCAAAACCCCGCCGGTTGGCAGGGTTCAGAATCAGTTTCATTTGGATGTACGTATCCATGATTAGAAGAATACAGGACAATTTTATGCAAAGTCAACTCTATCGTGCAAAAATTTGCCGCCATCTGTTTCGATCACATCAATAAATGGTCGCCTTCTCAAATTCAGCCGCTGCCTGTCTCTCTCCTTTGTGAAGCATATCCACCAGCCCTTCATAGAACGGCTTCCAGTTGCGTGACCACGAAGACTGATGGAGATCCGGGAGACGCTTCAGAATGGCGCGGTGTACCGTCGCAGAGGGTACAACAGAGAAGCCATTACCAGAGCAGCGTTCACATGTTTTGAAAACCGGTGCGCCAAGTTCTTTGGTCGCTTTGCGATCTAAGACCTCCCCTTTACCACTACACCTGCATCGCGCATGGATCACTTTCTTTCCTCCGCAGACTCCACAGACCCTTTTCACCAGTTCATTTCTAATCTTTGGGGCCTTCACTTCGACACCGTCAGCATCGAAAATACCGGGGTGCTTAATTACATCTTCATGGCGGGAAATAAAGCCGGTACCGCTGCAGCTTTGACACGTTGCTCTGGTGGCCGCCGAACGTGAGTATTCCGCAAAGGCAAATTGCGCCAGCGTCAACATGCAGGCGCCGAGCTTGTCACCAGCGGCTTTGCGGACATTTTTAGGAGCGTTTTTGATGGCAAACTGCGCCAGCGCCTGAATTGCAAGCTGTTCGTCCGTTTTGCTGATACCAGCCTTTCCGAGGAAAGCGGCAAGGCCGAAGCGCGCACGACTGCTGGTGGTACCGATGGCCGCCATAACATCTGTTCCGGTCAGTCGATTCGGCGATGTGCTTTTCACGTCGTCGCTGATATGCATCCCCTTCGGGCTGAAATGCTTTAACGATGCTTCCAGTTTCATGCGGCCACTTCTCCGATATCAGAAATTAAAATTTGTCCGGATTCACCCCAGACTTTTGTTACACGAAAGTCCCAGATATGTGCGTCATCAGTAAACAGATCATCCATCAGCGCTTTGATCATGTTATCGGCGTCTGGTTTCTGCTGGTGTGCCTGTCCGTTCATCGTTACTCGCTTCTTCTGGCTCCAGCTCTTTGGCATGGGAACCACGAAGGTTATGTGTCCGCCCTGCTCCGGCATAGCAACGTTCTTCAGACGGACCTCATCGCAGAATGCCCGGTAGCGCATTACCGCCGGACGCTGCTTCCACTTATCAGCTCTGGTCATCCTGGGTTTGCCGATGGGCGTGATATCGTAGATTTTCATGATTTAATGAGTCCCTCTTTCCGCCAGATTTCCAGGGTGCGCATTACCCCCTCCGCATGCATCAGGCGCAGTTCGTAGCGGGTGTAATCGGTGGTTTTCTTTCTGCCATCAATGAGATCGTGGCAAGCACTGCAGGCAATTGCTCCCTGAGTATCGTCCGGCTTGCATCCAGTTCCGCAGGTACCCGCCAGGCGGTAATGCGCCAGAACACTGGTTTCCGGATTGCCATTGCAATACCCGGGGATCCGTACTGTGCATTCGCGGCCTCGGGCCGCTTTACGAAGGTTTGCCATAATCACTCCCACATCCTGTTGCGCCAGCGGGAGTCTGGCCGCGGCGGATTTTTGTCCTCCACCAGCTGCGCGCTGACGGTCCATGTCATAAAGTCAGGGTTTAAGCTTCGTTCGACCTTAACGCCCCGCTGACGATATCTCGCTACCAATTCTTCGGCCTGCTGCGTTGTGCATTCGTGATGGTGAAACCATGAGCGTTTCATCGGCATCACCCCGCGAAACTTAAAAGCTGGTTGGCGGCGTTCTCAGCTTCCTGCAGGCTGTTGAACGAACGAGAGAGGATCCATCGCCAGAGAACATCGAGCGATGCTTTGTACAGTTCCTGGAATTCGCATTCGTCCATGCTGGCGAAAGAAATGCTGCGAGGGTGTTTTTTCAGCGTACCGTCCGGCAGCTGTATGGCGTCATAGTGGCCTGCTTCTACGATGACCCACGCCCGGTAAGCATCGAAAGATTTGCAAATACTGATTGAACCGGATCGCTTCTCGGCTATACGGTCGAGATATTGCCCGGCGGCATCAAGTAACGCCGATTCACTCCCGCCATATGCAGCAAGGTATTTGGCGTAACCTGTGATAAGCCTGCGCTCATTAGACGAAATCGCCCCGCCGGTAGGTTCCCAATATTCAAAGCCGAGATTGAGTAAAGCAAAGTAACGGCGGTGAAAAGCCGGGTTGCGGACAAGCTTATAATCGGCTTCCAGAACGGATCCGAGCTTGCATTTTGATTGCAGAAAATCACTGGTCTCCGGCGTCGCGGGGATCAGGATACCTTGAGATTGTTTTATTAAGTGCAATTGCGCCATGGCTTCTCTCCGTGGCGCAGTAGGTAACGGTTGTTCAGGCCGTTGATTTCATATTATCAGAAGGTGGGTGAACTCGGTAGCCAAGTCGTTCCGCAAATTTCATAAATCCGTTTAGAGTAAAAACTTCTTCTTCGGGCAATAAAGGTCGCATTGAAATTATGCCATTAACCCTGTAAATCAGATGCCTTCCTTCGGCCGGGAAGCTACAAATAATGGTGCCATCCGATCTCCTGACGACATCGTACCAGGAATGATTAGTAGGAACCTCAATACCATCACTCACACTACCCCCTGAGCGACATACAGACGCAAATAAAAAGTCCGGTGACAGCACGCTCATTGCGAAGCTTTGGGAAATGCCAGCCACCAAAAGGTGAATCAGTAAAACCAGTCGTCCGCGCTTTCCCACGTCTCTTGCAGGATTTGTTCAACGCGTTTTTTATCGCCATCAGCGCCACCCAAAACGCTAAGGCCATCGTTGCTTGTGCGTCGAATGGTTAATTTGCAATCATCATAAGACTGGGACAAGCGGCGCAGCAATTCTTGCTCAAGCGCAGGTATGGCGCCATCAGGGAGTTTTTTATGTTTATCAATTGTGACTTCAACTTTCATGGTTAGCACCTCACATGGATACTGTATAAACAAACAGTATACCGGTTGTGTGAAATGTTCAACCCCTCTGCCGCACTTTTTGCCAACACCATGCTTATGTTTAGATTGATGTTTTTCCATAATAAAAAACCCGACGAAGCGGGTTTTATCATACTGCAATGTCTTTTTTCAGGCACATATCCGGTATATTAGCCCTCACCGGCGCCTCAGCATACTTCGGAGTTACCTAAACGGTAGGGATTTGACGACAAACGCCCTTTTCAAGGTCTTACCAGACTAAATTTTATTGTATCCCGATATATCCCTGGATGGCCTGGCACAAACTTACACTTTTTAATAGCAACCTCAGTTTCCCTGAAGAAAACCTCATCGCCCTTAATGTCTACTGAGTACACTTCGCCTTTATCATTAACCCATGCTGCATAATCGACACGCCCTTCAGTTCTCATTGCCTGAGCCTTGACTGGCATCACTGGCGTGGGACAACTTATACGCGAAGGTGCTATTTCTTGTTTATTATCAAGAGCAAACACCACGGTTGATATAAGGGAAGCACAAACCAGAAGTGATGTTTTTTTCATAAACGATACCAACTGTTGTTTTCCATACGTCCAGAGTTCACTAATACGCATTTTGCATGCAACGCCGGAGAACGCAAGGTCAACGTTAACCTTGTTCTGCTCGTCTTTCGGTTTGGCTGCAATGCTCCACTTCGACATCCCCCCCCTCGGTTGATGGAGGGGGTTATAATTTATTTTTGTTCGTAAGGGTCGTCTTTCATAAGCAAACTTTCGGGTATGGGTTGAGGTTTTAACCTGTCAATAAGAGCATTAATCTGTACTGAATCTGTTGATGCCCCGATGGCAACTGCATATGTTTTCCCATCAAACTTATGTTGAATAACGTCAAACACTAGGACTGGTCTAACTATAACTGGCTCATTGGCAGACTCAACCGTTAACTCAGTAACCCTTAATTTATCTCTTGGATAATCATACCGTTTAATTTGCCCTGTTAGACCTTTTCCTATAAGCAAAAAATCGACTTCCAT